TCTAAACAAGGAGGTTACATGACACTCAATAAATTACCATCAATCTTTAATCAATTAAGACCTGTCTCGATAGGCTTCGATAATATCTTCGATCATTTTGAAAGAATGTTTGACGATAGTGACGAATTCTTTCGTAAACCTACAGCTGCATTTCCTTTTTACAATATTGTAAAAACTGGAGACACAACTTACAATATAGAAGTTGCACTTGCGGGTTATACTAAAAAGGATATCCAAGTCGATTATGCAGACAACTTATTGACTATTAAATCCGTTAAGGAAGAGAAAGATAGCGAAGAATCTAATGGAGTAATCCATAAAGGTATTGCTAAAAGATATTTCTCTAAGGTATTTACCATCGCCGATGATGTAGAAATCAAAGGTGCTGAGTTAAAAGACGGATTACTGAAAGTATCTTTAAATAAGATTCTTCCAGAGTCTAAAAAGTCAAGATCAATCGAAGTAAAATAGGGATTTAAAATTTCTGCGCGCCTCGCGTGTATATCCTACTAAATCCATGATTTAAGGTCTTCACCGAGAACTTCTGAAGCTATATTTATCTTCTTTCGCAGAGATTTTACAATCTTTTCATCTACTGTTTCTTCGGCATTAATATCTACATAGGTCACTGATTTTTTTTGACCAATTCGGTGTGCACGGTCTTCTGACTGTAAACGCTTCTCTAGGTCATATCCGTTAGAATAGTAAATTACAGTGTTTGCAGCCGTTAAAGTAATCCCATAGCCACCCGTAGCTGGCGTTCCAACGATAAACCGACACTTAGGGTCGTCTTGAAATTTCTTAATATTATCTTGTCTTTCATCTTGTGGCGTTAATCCATAATAGTCGACCACGGAACATGGACCATGGATCTTAACAACTTCTTTAATAATGTCTTTTATATCCCATTGATAATGGGCCCATATAATAGCTTTGCCTTCTACTTCATCTAAAATATCCATTAATTCACTAATTCTATTATTAGGAATTCTTTGAGTAGTGCCATCATCTGCAGTAAAATGACCACATGTAATTTGTTGAAGTCTCATTAATTGAGTTAAAGCATTAACAGTTGTAACTTGTTTTCCATTTAAGGTAGCAAGTGCTTCTTTTCGCATTTGTTCATAAAGTCTTAATTGCTCACTACTTAATTTAATTTGTCTTTTCATATAAATTTTATCTGGTAAATCCAAGCAGTCTTCTTTTAAAACACGATAAGAAAACGGTTTTAATTTATCAGATAATTCGCCTAAATTTTTAAATCCATGCACTAATTGTATTTGTCGACCTGAAATATTAGCTGTCTTCATAATGGCATAACGCATTCTAAACGAATAATAAGATTCATGCCCTAAATGAAAAGGATCTAAAAAATAACATTGACTAAATAAATCTAATGGGTTTTTAGTAACAGGAGAACCTGTAAGGATTCTTCTATATTTAGATAACATACTTAATGTAATAATATTTTTAGTTCTTTTAGCTTTTGGGTTTTTAATAGTAGTAGATTCATCTATTGCCATTAAAGTATTATGGGAATTTAAAAATTTTGTTGCAAATTCAACACCTTTAGCTGTAGATAAAGCTTCAACATTCATAACTAGAATATGAAGTTTTTCTCCTGTTTCAAATAATGTATTTAATTTCTCTTGCTGTTTTTTATTAATGTTTGATTGCCATAAAATAGCCACATTTTCTACGTGATCAGGAAGATGAGTAGGAATTTCTTGATTATACCAAGTTCCTATCACACCTTTAGGTGCAATAATTAAAGCGCCATCTACTTTACCTTTGTCATAAAGCATAGCTAAATTATCTATTAGTACTTTTGTTTTACCTGTACCCATTTCCATGAAATAAGCATAGGTTTCTCTATTCCATGACTTTTCTAACGCAGTCATTTGATGCGCGTATGGTTTTGTCTTAAATTTATAATTCATAATTTTTATTTTTTCTTTCTTGACTTCTATATATACATGACTATATTGTTTGTCAATGAGAAAGATACAACAAGATGTTTTTAGTAGTTTAAAATGTGGACCCGCTCCAGATCAATATGATCCGGAGGCAGTAGTTTACGTTATTCAAGAAATACCTGGCACGAAAGAAGGAAGACCTAAAATAAATATTATGGGTGCAGCAGGATATGGAAAATTAAAATTTTTATTACCCGAGCTTTCACAAATTATTTTTTCTCCTGGTCCTTTAATTTATAAATTAAGACAAGGACTTAAAAATTTTTCTAAACAAGATTATTTATTATTGACTGGAGATCCAGCTATAATTGGAGTAGCTTGTTCTATCGTTTCAGAAAATACAAATGGAAAATACAATTTATTAAAATGGGATAAACAAGAAAGAAAATATTATCCTATTGAAATTAATTTACATGAGAAAGGAGAAATTGATGAATAGAGGATATATATTAAAAGAAAGATTAAAAGCTACAGAAAAATGGATTGAATATTTTTTAGATGTAGAAAAAAACAGATCAATTTCTAGAAGAGCTCTTAAAGCTCTTAACAAAGATAAGCCTTTTTTAGGATTTATTTTTGGAACTGTATACCTGCCTACTAGAATTTGGAATTTTATTTCTGATATAATTTGGTGGAATAGATATCGTAAAGCATGTAAAGAAATAGAAATTATAAGAAAGGAATTAAAAAGTTATGAGTAATATTGATTTTGAAAAAGACCAACAAGATGCAATGAAAAAAACTGATAATATTCAGTCACTTGCAGACCAAGTTGAAAGATTAGAGGCTTTACAAGTTAGACTTGATTTACAAGAAGAGAATATAAAAAATACTAAAAAAGAATTAGAACATTTATCTGGAGAAGTTGTTCCAACTATGATGGCTGAGATGGGTTTAGCTCATCTTAAACTTATGGATGGATCTTCAATAGATGTTAAGCCGCATTACAGCGCAAATATAACTGTAGCAAATAAAGAGGCGGCTTTTAACTGGCTTCGTAATAATGGATTAGGTGATATTATAAAGAATGAAATTTCTGTATCATTTGGTCGTAACGAAGATACAAGGGCGGCAGATTATGCTGACCTTGCGAAGAGTCATGGGTTTCAACCGACACAAAAGTTGAAGGTGGAACCTATGACTCTGAAAGCGCTAGTCCGTGAGCGTATTGAGGCAGGTAAAGACATGCCAACGGAACTTTTCAACATATTTGTTGGAAATAAAACAACAATAAAAAGGAAACAATAACTATGAACCAAGTAGCAGAAAAAAAGAATGGAGCATTAGCAACAAATCTATTTGAAGCTGATGCTAATAAAGGTGCTCAAAACATTTCGCAGGAAGATCTTGCGTTGCCTTTCTTAAAAATTTTGGGCCAACTATCTCCAGAGGTAAACAAAAGAGATGGTAAATATGTCGAAGGCGCAGAGCCAGGCAAAATCATAAACACTGTAACCAATAAGTTGTACGACACACTACAAGTTGTACCGGTCTTTTACAAAAGACAATACATTGAATGGCAGGACAGAGGTGCCAGCACTGGTGCACCTGTTGCAATTCACGAGGCAGACAGTGATATAGTAAGTCAAACCACAAGAGGTAAAGACTATAAAGACAGATTACCAAACGGTAATTATCTTGAGAATACTGCAAGTCACTTTGTATTAACTGTTGGTGATAATCCATCTACAGCTTTGATTTCTATGAAATCTACTCAACTTAAAGTTAGTAGAAAATGGAACTCAATGATGATGGGTATCAAAATGCAGGGTAAAAATGGTTTGTTTACTCCGCCAACTTACAGCCACATTTATAAACTATCTACTGTTCAGATGTCTAACGACAAAGGAACATGGTTTGGTTGGGATGTAGCAAAAGTAGGCCTAGTTAAAGACAAAAATGTCTACGACATGGCAAAAGCTTTTGCAGAATCTGTAGGTAAAGGTGAGATTCAAACAAAACATGAAAACCAAGAAGTAAAAAAAGCTTCAGTAAATTTATAATATCCTAGGTAGTGGGCGTCTAAGCGAGAGTGGAAACGCCCACGTTTATTATGATAGAGAAATTTATAAATATATTTGAAGGTTTAGAACGAGCTTACGGTCAATTTAAAAAGAACGATAAAAAACTTGCTGTTAAAGTTGAAGGTAAGCCTTGGATAGAACATAAACCCCTTACAAAACAACTTTGGGAGAACCATCTCAACGGCATAGGTAATAGACTCGGTATTTTTCCATTAAAAGATGATGGCACATGTAAATGGGGTGCAATAGATATTGACATAAATAATTACGATTACGAAAATTTATTAAAAAAAATAAGAGAACTTAAACTACCACTGATAATGTTTAGATCAAAAAGTGGAAGAGCGCACGTTTATATGTTTATGAAAGAATTTAGTAGCGCTGAAGAAGTACAATTAGTTATGAAAAAGTTTGCAGGTAAGTTGGGTCTTGCAGATATTTTAGATAGAGTCTATCCAATGCAAACTTCTTTAGCGGATAAGAAAGATGGCTCTTGGCTTAACATGCCATACTTTAATCATGAAGAAGGAAGCACTTACGCATATACAGATGATTTTGAAGATGCTTCTATTGAACAGTTTTTTGAAATGTATGATCAGTATGCACAAACAGATTTAATAGATTATTTACAAGAAGAAGTTCCAGAAGTTGTTAAGAAAGTAAAAAAGCCAAAAGAAAAGACACTAGAAGATTTTTTATTACCATGCACAAAAAATTGTTTAAAGTTAAATAATAATAAAATACCAGATGAAAATCGAAATGATTATTTATTACATATGTATACCTGGTCTATGCGTGCAGTTGAAAAGGGTGTTAAAAAAATTACTGAATATAGTAAAATGGATGCTGTAACTTTGCTCAAATATTTTAATCAAGAATATATGGCCAGGCCGTTAGAAGAGAAAGAAATACAGGACACAATACTTAAATCAAAAGATAAAGAATACAAATACCTTTGCAAAAGACCTTTAATAAAAAAACACTGCGATGCCTCTGCATGTGTCAGACATCTTTGTGGAATAACTCCTGAGCAAGCCGCAGATTTGATAAAAGCAGAACAGGCTGTTGGTGATATTACAGAGTATACAAGTAAGCCTCCGATATTTTATGAATCTGTTGATGTAAAAAAAAGAGTAGGTGATGGTTACATTAGAATAAATGTTCCTATGCAAGGATCTGACATAATAGATAAGCAAAAATGGATAAACATATTAGCTAATGCAGGAAACTTTCCTCATCCAGCAATATTAAAAATGAAACCAGGAGAATTTCACGCCTTTCAATATGCAAGACTAGATAAAAGAGTTTATGAAGAAGCAGATGAAGAGGCAAGTGATGATAACGAATTTAAAATAATGGTTTATTCTTTTATTAGAAAATCCACAGTTTCTTTTGATGATGGTGTTTTGTTAGAGGGGGGATGTTATGTAAATCAGAAAACTCATGATCTTGAGTTTAGATTAAATAGATTAGTAGAATATTTTAGATCTCAAAGAGACAACACGTCAGTAAAAAAAATATGTTTTAATCTTAAACATATTATGAAAGCTAAGAAAAAAAATGGAAAGATATACAACTCAATATCTAAAAAAGAAATATCTTGTCCAACATGGCATTTTATTTCTGACCCTGGACAGTATTCAGTATTAGGCGACGTCGCAAAAAAGATAGAACATGATAAAAATTAGAATAGCAGGACCACCAGGTACAGGTAAGACAACTAAATTAGTTGAAATATATTATAAACATTTAGTAGAAAAATACTCTCCTACAGATATGATAGTTATATCTCACACTAATACGGCAGCAGATCATATTAGAAGTAAAATATATGATGATGAAAGTATTGATGACTTTCAAAAGAAAACAGGTCATGAAATTTTTCATTTAGTAAAACAATCAAAAGCATCTTTGGAAGAAAATGTAACTACAGTTCATAAGTTTTGTAAGAATCGTATAAAAGGAAAAGCTTTCTTAATTGAAGATTATGACATTTTAAAAACTTTGTATCCAATGTTTGATAAATACACATCAAATAAAAAATTTAACAGCGTACAAGGTTTGTTTGCAGCACATCCTTTTTTTAAATTTAAAAGTTATGCAAAAGATAATGGTCGAGAAGTATTAGATTACTATAGAAGTTTAACTTTTGAAGAAAAAGAAGACTATCAGTATACCGCTGAAGAATTAATTAAAATGCAAGAGTATTATATTAAATTTAAAGCTAATGAAAAAATTAATGGAAGAACTACAAAAATAATTGACTTTCAAGACATGGTAGAGGACTTTTATAATAACAAAGAAGAATCAGAAAAATTATGTAAGGATATAAAAATATTAATAGTCGATGAGGCACAAGACTCAAGTGTAATACAGAGAAAAGCTGAAGAAGTAATGTCAAAGAATGTAGATTACTTCTACAAAGCAGGAGATCCAGACCAGTCTATATTTGAGTTTGCAGGAGCTGATCCTGATTCTTTTCATAAGGAGTTTGCTAATCCAGAAACAGAACTAGAAGATGGTTATCGATGTCCAAGAGTTATAAACGAATACTGTAAAAAGATAATACAAGATATCTGGCGAGAATATAATTATACCAGAGTATGGAAACCACGAGAAGAATTAGATGAAAACGGAAACAGAACAGGTGTGGTTGTAGAGGGAGAAATGTATTATTTATCAGATTTGGCGCAAGACCCTTTTGCGTCAGAATTAAAAAATAGAATATTAAATACAGATGAAAACTTTATGTTTACTTATAGAGGTGGTGAACCAAGAGATATGATAAACTATATCATGCAGATAGGAATTCCTGTTAAAATACCAGATAAGGAAAAAAGTAAATTTAAATTTAAATATCCAACCAGCGACGTTAAAAACCAAAGAGAATTCTTGGGTTTTTCAAAAGGCGAACACAAATCTTTAACTAAAATTAAAGCGATGTTTAAAGGTATGGACCCACAATATCAATTAAAAACAATTGAACAATTAGAAGCTGTAGACAGTGGTAGCTATGATCTTAAGTGGTTAGTCGACAAAGGGTTTGTCGTCCCTGGTGTAAAAAATATAGATGACTTTCAAAAGATTAGTAAAGTTCCAACAATTCAAATGAAAAATTACATTAGAGAAATTGTCAACAACAATAGAGACTTAGAAAAGAAAAGAGTGTTTTTAGAAAACATACATACAATTAAAGGTAAAGAATTCGATAACGTGGTATTTGATTTTAAATTAACAAGACAAGAAAAACCGTTTTCAAAAAAGAGAATGAAGTTTGTTGCATGTTCTCGTGCAAGGAAAACTTTATGGTTATTAAAAAGTACAGCTAATTTAACATTTGCAGGAAAGGAGGATACTTATGAGCAAAGTTTGGGATAAACAACACGGAGGATCACATTATCAAAAATTTAAAATTCAACCAAGTAAATTTGTTGTGGAAAACGAATTGCTTTTTCCAGAAGGGTGCGCTATAAAATATATCTGTCGTCACAGATTGAAAGGAAAAAGAGAGGATATATTGAAGGCTATACACTTTTTAGAAATGATACTTGAAAGAGATTATAAAGAAGTAGAAAAATCAAACACATGGGGGATAGTTAAATGATACCAGAATTAGACGAATTAGATGCAATAACAAATGGTGATGTTGTTGCTGTCGACTTAGAGACGCACGATCCATACCTCAAGACTCACGGATCAGGGGCCATAATAGGTAAAGGTAAAGTATGTGGTATTGCTGTAGCATTTAAGGATGTAAAATTATATTACCCGATAGCACACAAAGGAGACAACCATGGTGTAAATAGAGTCTGGAAAAAATTAAATAAAACAATCTTTCAAAACGAAAATATAACTAAAGTATTTCACAATGCTATGTACGACGTTTGTTGGATACGTGCAGCTACACGTATGATGTTAAAAGGACCTATATACGATACCATGATCGCGGCATCTATTATTGATGAAAACAGACAAAAATACAGTCTAGATTCCTTAGCAAAAGATTATTTAAATGATAATAAATATAAATATGATTTAACAGATAGATCAAAAAGAGATCACGGTATATCCGATCCAATGACTAACATGCATGAACTACCATATGATTTAGTTGCAGAATATGCAGAACAGGACGTGTCACTTACACTACGACTTTGGAACAAATTTGAAAAGATAATTAAAACTCCTATAGGAACAGAATCAAAAAATAAAAAAACTTTAGAAAATATATTTGATATTGAAACAAGATTGTTTCCGTGTCTTGTTGATATGAGATTTTTAGGAGTAAGAGTTGATGAAGAGAAAGCAAAAACATTTGGCGACACTCTTAAAAAAGAACAAGCAGAAATATTAAAAACAATAAAAAGAGAAACTAATCTTAATATAGATATTTGGGCTGCAGATTCTATTCAGCCTTTACTAGATCATCAAAAAATTACAGATTATAAAGTTACGCCTAAAACAGGACGAGCTAGTATAACAAAACTATATTTAGAATCACACACAAATAAGTATTTAAAAATGATTGCAAAAGCCAGACAGTTAGATAAACTATTCAACACTTTTGTAATCGGTATTTTAAAATTTATACACAAAGGCAGAATACACGCAGACATAAATCAAATAAGATCAGACCAAGGGGGAACAGTTACCGGTAGATTTTCTATGCGTAATCCGAACCTACAACAGATTCCAGCACGAAGTGAGTTAGGTAGTAAAATAAGAGAATTATTTCTGCCAGAAAAAGGTCACAAGTGGGGATCATTTGACTACTCACAACAAGAGCCTAGACTGGTCGTGCACTATGCTTTGAAGAATGGCTTCCATGGAGCCGAGGAAATGGCCGAAGAATATAATGAGAACCCGAGCACTGATTTTCACAAAATCGTTGCTAGAATGGCTAAAATCACCAGGAAACAGGCAAAAACGATTAACTTAGGCTTATTCTATGGAATGGGTAAGAATAAACTAGCTAGATCTTTAGAATTAGAAAACGACGAAGCAAAAGAATTATTTGAAAAATACCACAGTCAAGTGCCTTTTGTGCGTAAATTATCACAAGGGCTGCAAGATTTTGCAGAAAGAAATAAAAACATATACACTTTAGAAGACAGATTCTGTAGGTTTGATAAATGGGAACCCATAAATAAGGAATGGAACGCTGAGAAAGGTATATTTGAAATAAGTGAATACAAAGAAGTTGATGGCGTAAAACAGATAGTTAAATCACCTGTGCCTATTCTAAAAAAAGAAGAAGCAGAACACAGGTATCTTGCAGAGCTTACTAAAAATTCTCAACCAGGGGATGCTAATCTTAAATACTTTGATAAACACTATAGACCAGCATTTACTTACAAAGCTTTAAACAGATTGATACAAGGATCAGCAGCAGATATGACAAAAAAGGCTATGGTAAAGCTTTATGAACAAGGTATAGTGCCTCATATACAAATTCATGATGAACTTTGTTTTTCAATAAGTAATGACGATCAAGCTGTAAAAATAAAAAATATTATGAAGAATGTTATAAAATTAAAAGTTCCTAATAAAGTGGACTATGAATCTGGACCTAATTGGGGTAATATAAAATAGGAGGAAAATATGGAAAAAGTAAAACAAGTATGGGCACTAGCTGTAGCTAATAAAAAAATAGCTATTGGTGTGGTTGTTGCTATTATCATAATAATCTTAATATAATATTTTATGATACATGGCCTATTTAAATGCAAACATTCCTGTGACTTATGCACAGATCAGGAGAGAATATCTCTATGACCTTACCGGACATCATGGAGAAGCTGAAGACTGTATTATCTTTGGCTTGGCATCGATTACAGGGCGGCCTATACTCTTTCATGCAATTATGGAAAATGGTGCTGTCTTCTATCGTCTCCCTATTTCAGCCTTCATTCAAAGAGGATTTGATGTCCAGGAAGTACCTAGGTATAGACTTGATGAGTTGGAGCTCTGGAATTGCTTTAGTTACTATCCTGCTGTTACTTCTTATGATCTCTTAGACGGACAATCAGGAAAATTTTTAGGTAAAGATAAAAAATGGCGCAAAGGTGCTTATTTATTTACTGTTGACTGGGCACATCCAGAGAGTAATATAGTAGATACAGATCATTCTGAAATTCCGCACGAACACAAGTGCGCACACATAATGGCCTTGGAAGATGGCAATTATGCTGCCCAACCCAACAATAGAATTATATGGAATATTCCATCTTTTACTGTTAAAGATGAAGTTCCGTTTGATTGGAAGGTCCAAACTTCCGATTGGAATGTTGAAGATAGTGGTAAATGGAAAACAGAAGACACCGATAAGTTCTTCTATGATGTGGAGGAAAAAGATGGTTAAAAAATTATGGAAAAAATTTATAAACTGGCTTTTTGACTGGCAAAAATGAATAAATGTAAACGATGCAATCATGACTGCCATTGTGGAGGCAGAGAACATATTGATGAATATAGAGATATTTGTCAATGTGGACAATGTGATTGTCAACAAGGTAAAGCTGAAGATTCAACATATGAAAACAACGGTGTTGTTGTCGATGACACTGGAGAATGTGATAGCTGTCAATGATTGAAAAATTAATGACAATGCTGGTAGGAATTTTATTGGCTCTAGCTGGCTGGAGTCTATCTAGAACATTTGAACTTTCAACTATTCAGGCAGTCCACGAAGATAAAGTACACAAACTAGAAAGACACGTAGAAAAATTACAAGATAAAATGGATCAGATGATGGATTCAGATGAAGAAATTATGGAGCAACATAAAAAATTATTTGAAGCTTTAGAAAATCAACCATCAACAGGGTATAATTATAACTAATGGCACTTAAAATTTCTGAAGAAGCCGCCGTACAAATGCCGATGAAAACGGTAGCCTCGCTGATCGCGATGGTCGCGATTGGTACCTGGGCATATTTTGGAATCATTGAGACTCAAAACAAAATTTTAACACAAGTAGAACTAATGGCTAAAGATTTAACTGAAAATACAGAATTTAGAATCAAATGGCCGCGGGGTCAACTTGGTTCGCTTCCGGCAGATTCCGAACAATTTATGATGATCGAGGATTTATACAAGACCACGGAGAAGATAAATGCACACATAGAGAATATGGCTTTAAACAAGGTCAACATAGAATTTTTAAGAAAACAAATGGATAAAGTTTTAGAAGATATAGAAGAATTAAAAGACGCTAATAGAGAAATCCATTATAAAAATGGAGGCCAACAATGATTGAAGCTGTTATAGGATTATTAATGTTTGTAGGAGGAGAGATCAAGGAGGCACGTATTCAAGACTCGATGGGAGTTTGTCTTCGACATAAACGTGAAGCTGAAAGGACCTATTCTGAATCAGTAACCTACAAATGTTGGAAAGGTAAAGCTGAATTAGAAGATAATATTGATGGCTCTAAATCAATTAAAAAATTAATTATTGAATAATCATGGCTAAACAAAACGCATTACAACGAATAGACTCTCACGAAAAATTATGCAGAATTATGCAGAAACAAACTTACGAAAAAATGCACAAACTAGAAAAACAAATTAATAGAATAGAAAGTATTCTATTAGTATCTGTAGGGGCTTTAATTACTGGTATGGCCTACGTTATATTTACTCTGCTAACAAAATAGTGAATCAAAAAAAGAACCCGATTGCAAAGATTTTAAGAAATAGACGTTATCGTCAACTTGTGGTAAAAAATAAGAAAATATATAATAGAAAAAAAAACAATGACAAGATTCGACAAGATTAATATTCCAACACAAGTTGTAAATGGAAACTGTCCGTACTGTGGTGAAGAAAGTATATTTGTTTCTATATACAAAACTATTTTTAGATGCATAACATGTGGCTCAGACATTGAACAAAAAATAAATGGTAAAATTAGTTATATGCCTCACGTTACAGGCAAAGATGAAATTAATATAAGACAATTTAATGAGTAAAAAAAGCTCTTTTGGTAAAATAACTAAACCTCAACGCGATAAACCTAGAAAAAGACCTGGACGTCACAAGAAAAACCGTAATAAACACGAAAAAAGAATGGGAAAATATCGTGGAAAAGGTAAAAAAGGGCATTGACAAACATCCCTAGATATCCTATATATAGGACATGAAAGACAGAGAAATAAATATAAACGTAACTAATATAACACCTAAACAATGGACTAATTTAGTTATAGAATTAAATCTTATGGCAAATGCCTGGAAACCATATGGTCCTAAAATAAAACTAAAAACTAGAAATTTTGAAAGGATTATTAAATGGGGAAGGGTCACAGGTGACACTACTCGACCAAATAAACGAAGCCGCAAAAAATTGGGACAGGACGAAGAATTCGAAGTATAATGGACCTAATAATTTGGAACGACGAACTGTATCAACTGATTCCAGTGACAAAGAAGATGTTAGAGGGAATTGTAATAACAGCTGAGACAGATTGTTTTGAACTGTGTGATATATTGAGATTAAAATTAACGGGTTATGTAACTGAATTAAATTTACATATCATGAATGATGGTAGTGGAAACTGGATTGGTTGTATGTGTAAATGAAAAAAAATAAAACATTACATGGATATTACTATGACGGTAAAACCGCATGGGAACTGTGGATAGACGATGATGGTAATATTACTCAAAAGAAAATGAAATAAACCTACCCCAAGAGGGATTAAAGGGATAGGTTATTGTGGTGAGAAGTCTTAGCCTTTACCACAATTCTGCCACATTGTCAATTACGTATTGGTGTCTGGAACTTGCTGACAATAAAATTTTATAATAGTCCCATACTTATTCACATCTGAGGGTCCTATTTCTTTAGCCTTTTTTACAGACTCTTCATAGCCCGCCATAATGCATTCATAATGAGTGGGGTAATCCCCTGGCATTTGATGAGGGGCCATGCACTGTTGATAAACACTCGTGCAAATAATCATACTTAATATAAATTTCATCTTGACAAATCTCCATTCAATCCTATATAGTCATCAGAAATAAATGAAAGGAACATATGACCGATATAACTAAATATAGAAATGTTTCGTTAACTCATGATACATACAAGACATTGATTAATTTGTCTAAGGTTTTATTACCAGATGCAAAGTTATCAATTAGTAAAACTGTAGAATGTTTAGCAAATGAAAAAGCGAAAAAGTTAAATGGAAAAATTAAAAAAGGGTAGAGTAAGAAAACTAATTTGTCCAACCTGTAAGGGTAATGGATTTGTTAAAGTTGCAAGCTTTAACTCTGATGAAATGATTCATCAGTGTTGGGATTGTGACTCGGAAGGGGAGTTTTATGAGACTTCAGATAATCATTTTAGTAACTCTGACGGTGATGATAATACTGTTAACAAGTTGCACTAGAGTAGATTACGACTTAAATCCTTGGACAACAATATTGAAAGTAATAAAAAATGACAGATAAAGTTAGTTATCAAGTTTTAACGTGGGGACCCTGTGTAGTTAAGTTAAAAACTACTCCAGAATTTCAAAACTTATTATTAAAAGAAGGTGAAGCTTCAAGCGTAGCAGCAAATGATTATCAACATAGATTAGCTGGTATCATTCAAAAAGAATTTAAATTTAGGGACTACAAACTTTTACTTCCATACGTTGATGAATTTTTAAAAATGTACACCGGGATATTTGAAAAGTGGAAAAATCAAAAGTTTAAACAACCTCCTAGTTATTTATTAAGAGCTATGTGGATTAATTATCAAAGAAAAAATGAATTCAATCCACCTCATGATCATGCAGATGATTTATCTTTTGTAATATATTTAAAAGTACCAGAAGAAATAAAAAAAGAATTTAAAGAATATAAAGGAAGAAGCGCTGGCCCTGGTGGAATTAGTTTTATATATGGTGAAGGAAATAGACAGGCCATTACATATCAATCATATTTTCCTGAAGTAGGAGATATGTTTATATTTCCTGCATGGTTAAAACATTATGTGGCTCCTTTTAAATCTGATGTTGAAAGAATTTCTGTGGCTGGGAATGTATCGTCTCAAGTCCCTCTCAATAGTTTAAAACAAGTCGGTGATAATGAATGGAAACCTGTTAAAAACAAAATCGGGGATTATGACACGTAAAAACAAATACTACATTAAATATTTTTCAAAGTCGGATGGTAAAAAGATAAGACGTCCTTACAATCCACACCATGAAATGCAGCATGAGTTTATAGCGCGTACTGGAAATTTATGTAAAAGATATTGGGACGAGAGCAAGGATGGATTGCGCACGGCTAACGCACCATGGACCATTGAGGTTAGGAAATAATGCCTGGACCAAAAAGAAATTTAAATTTAAATACGGTTCCCTATTGGGAAAAAGAAGCATATCGTGTTAAAAAACAAAAATATAAGGACCATGAAAATTTCCACTATAGGGGAGAGACTAAAATTGTAGGAAAAGAAACCGATATGCAGGAATGTAAAGAATGTCATAAAATTCTTCCCACAATGGCATTTACAACCCAAGTTCTAAGAAGTGATGGGGCCTGGCATCTTAAGAAAATTTGCCGCCAATGTGTTACCATAAGTAAAAGAGAGAGTTCCGCGGTGAGAAAGAATGCTCCCCCCAAACCTGAGCGTTGTGAACGTTGTCATAAAAAAACAAAAAAACTTCAATTAGATCATATTCATGGATCAACTATCTTTAGAGGATGGTTGTGTAGAGCTTGTAATACAGGGATAGGAAAACTGGACGATAATTTAGAAGGAGTATTACAGGCTGCAGTTTATTTAGAAAATGATAAAAATAAAATAATAGAAACTTTAGATAAAGTTTATAATGAAATGTTTGCGAGGACAAGATGAAAAAAAAATTTTTAGAATTTATATACCACTGGTCAAGTAAACTTAACGCCTGGTCGTGGCAGAAATTATACGGTAAAAGAAATGAAAAAAAGTAATAAATACAAGTATATAGAAGGAAAACAGATCACGGATCATGAATCAGGACATCGAATTTATGACATCATTGGTACTAGACTTCCATCTGTTACTACGATATTAGGGCGTACCAAAAATCAACAATTTTTAAAAGACTGGAAGGCCAAAGTTGGAGAACAAGAAGCGGAACGAATCAAAAATCTTAGTAGTAGGCGGGGAACATCCATGCACAAGTTCATCGAGTCTCATGTATCGGGAATTGGTTACGATGATCTTACGCCAATCGGACAAGAGGCGAAGCCCATGGCCAAAAAAATTATTGAAGAAGGGTTACTCCCTGTGGAAGAGTATTACGGCTCGGAAGTCACGTTGCATTATCCTGGGTTATATGCTGGCAGTACTGACTTGGTATGTAATCATAATGGTTTAGATACTATTATCGATTTTAAGCAATCAAATCGCCCGAAGAAATTAGAGTGGATTGAGGATTATTTTTTACAAATCGCCGCGTATTGTATGGCACATGACTATGTTTATCAATCAGAAATTAGACAGGGTATTATAATGATCTGTACTCCTGACCTATATTACCAAGAATTCAAGTTTCAAGACGCTGATTTAAGGTCTTGGAAACATAAATGGTTGAAGAGATTAGATATGTATCACGAATTACAATTCGATGAGAAAGAACAAGTCACATTTGATATAAAGGAGTTTAAAAAACAATTTGAAAAAGCCTAAAGTATTTATAGCTATGCCTTGTTATGATATGATGAAGGTTGAAACATGTGTTTCCATCCTCAACACGTACGCAGTATTAGCTAAGTCTGGGGTTGAGTGTATATTTAAGTCGGTTAAATCTTCTCTAGTAACTCATGCAAGAAATTTATTAACTGCAGGATTCATGGCGTCTGATTATGATTATATGTTATGTGTAGATGCTGATGTAGAGTTTTCTCATGAAACTGCCTTAAGAATGTTAGTGCCTGAAAAAGATATTGTATGTACTCCTTATAGATTAAAAGAAAATCCTTTAAAAACTAAATATCCTGTAGAACATATTGATCCTGATAATATTAAAATACTACCTTTTGATTTAGTGGCGTTAAAATCTGCTCCGGCTGGCTTAATGTTAATTAATAGATCTGTATTTAGAACGTTGATGGACAAGTATCCTGATAAAAAAATTGAATTTAATAAAGAACACCAAGATAAGATGGATAAAGAGGTGGGATATAAAGGTGCTATTGAAAAGTATATGTATAATTTTTGGGACACAAGCTTTAAGGACCATGAATGGAAAGGTGAAGATTTAGCCTTCTGTGAGCTCGTTAGAAGCCTTGACATTAAAATTTACGGGAATCTCGACTCATGGACCACGCATCATGGATCATGGGGCTTTACAGGCACGTTTGGAGATTCTTTAAAAAAGAAGGAGGATAAATGAAAGAGCAAATATATAAAACTTTAATAATGAAATACCAGTATGAGATGGAGGACGCGCTATTAAAAATAGATTATCTCCTAAATGGTACACAACCTGTAATTGTAGAACATACTGACGTCACCGGCGAGATTGATAAACTGTTACACAAAGTCGCAGACGCTAAAGAGAATATGGCAATATTAAGGCAATATTATGGCACAAATTAGGGCTCGGATTAGGTTCTAGGGCTCGCAAAAACCGATTTACCCCTCGCAGCGCGAGGGGTAAATTAGCGAAAATTTGATCAAGGACACTGAAATCTGTCCAAAATCCAAAATCTGCGAGGGGTAAATGACTTTTGCGAGGGGTCCGCGAGGGGTAGCGCGAAGGCTAGAAGTGTTGATTTATATAGGCTGCGAAACCTGCGAGGGGTAAATCTGAAAAAAAATTTTTTTTTGAAAATAAAAATAAAATCTGCTTCTACCCCTCGCAGGGCTCGCAGAATTGTGTTATAAGATATTATGCCTAAGAAAAGAAGAAAAGCTGTCGCCTCATTTGGAACTCCCGACATACCTTATCCTAAAGTCAGGGTGGAGTGGATCGATTGTGTGAGTGACTCTGGCTGGGCTACTGATAGGGAGTTTGATAAGATGAGATTAGCAAGACCAATCAATGAAGGTTGGTTATATTCTAAAGATGATAAAGCTATTAAACTTTTTGCTTCTTTTGATCGGGAAGATGATGGTTCTTTTTCTTTTGGTGATCGGACGATGATACCTCGTCAGTGGGTTCGGAAGATTCAGAAGATTTAATTTCTAATGCTTCAGCATCAACAGTCTTTACATTTAACAGAGGCGCGTAGTCGTCTAAAATTTGTTTCATTTTTGCTTCTAGTTGTTCTTCTGTCATCTCCTCTAATTTACCTGTTTTTATTATTTTTCTGTCTATATATAGTCCCGCTGCTTTTCCTCTATTGGCTTCAGCATTTACAGCGCTGGAAAAACTTCCTTTCTTTAAAGCGGCTTCTCTCAACCTAGCTAATTCTGCGACGTGTCCTTCATATGTCACTTCATGTTTTCGAAGTCTTTCTTCTTTTAACTCACCAATATATTTTACTACCAATGGTGAATATCTTGGGTTAGTTAATTCAGATCCTTCCCGCATTGCACGAGCAGGTGAATACCCTGCTGCAACAGCTGCCTCACGTTTAGACATAGGACCATCTGGTCCACCGAATACTAAATGCTCCGCAAATCTCTGTTGCATTTCTGTTAATCTTTTTGGAACTCCCATTAATCCGTTGCCTCTACCTTACAGTCAAAACATGTATCTAAACCTGCGTTGTGGGCTTCCCAAGTGTTAAATCCACCACAAGTACCTTGACACCATTCATCAGGATGGTTCCAAACATCTGCATAAATAGTTTCATCATCATGACCATTTTCTTTCATTTGTTTAGCTCGTTCTATTTTTTCTATTTTTACTTCTAATATACTTGCACGATCTGGATCATCATAGTTCGCGTATACTAGTTCTTTTTTTAGTTTTTCTAAGTTTTGCATAATACTCCTTTATTATGTTTGTTTGGGTTGACAATTTAAGGGAACTATCCTATAAAGTCAAGACATGAAAGATGGACGAGGAGAATTAAAGTGTTTGTAAAACATCTACAGGAATTTTTAGGAAGATTCACAATGGGATCTACTAAGTATCAAGGCAATGCAATTTCAAATGCCAAAATTTATGTTGCTATTGGAGGTCACTTAGAAGAAATTAAAAGAATGGAAGTGCAAGAGCATATGATTATAGGTCAGCCTTCATTACGATTAGTTTTAAGACCTCAAGATGAAAAAAAATTAATTATCCCTGACAAGTTAAGATCTACTCATTACGATGTTAAATGAGTGACGATATTCCCTCCAAAACAGTATGGGCCCAGAGGCTAAATTATATAAAAAACTGCGCAAAGTTTCTAAAGACATTTCTTGGATTAGGATTGAAAACCTTAGTAGTTTGGGGACTCCTGATTTATTGGGCTACAATACTTCTGGCACATTTTTCACTTTAGAACTAAAGTGCACGAAGGGGAATAAAATTAAAATTTCACCACACCAAATTGCGTTTCATAAGACACATCCTAAGAATACATTTATCTTAGTCGAGGCCCTTGGTCAAAGGTCCTCGAAACTTGTTCAATACTTCTTGATCCCTGGTTCACGGATCTCGGAGCTTGTAGCTTGTGGCTTGCAGCCTAAGCTTGCTGCTTGTTGCTTGACGCTTGAAGCTTGTTGCTTGAAACTTCAGAACCTGAACTAGGTTCTGGTTTAGTGGGGCTTGGAGCTTGCTGCTTGAGGCTTGCAGCTTGAAGCTTCTTCCTCTCAGCCCGGAGGGCTGCATAATATTTTGGGTGGTAAAATGTCATTAGTGCTGGCCGTATGATACATTTTTAATTTCAGGATTCCAGCAATTTCTACAATCTTTGCATTCATTGTTTTGAAGAGGCGCTGGACACGTGGCCTGAGCTGTCACCACGGTCGATGTATTTGGCCAGCTGGCAGGTGCTGCCTGGTCCACCATCGGCGCGCTGAATCTAATTACTAAATTGCTTGGCGCTCTGTTTAAATGGTCCTTGATCCATGCCTCACGTGTGGGCATCCAGTGACGCTTGCCAGGTGTTAACCTGCAGACTTCAAAAATTTTATTTAAATGTACTAAGTCCTGAACGTCGCCGCTGTCGTGCCAGCGGAACACGTTGGGCTTTTTGCTGTTGATCAGTTGAGCCATAGCCGTGACCCATGGAGCTGTATATATTGCCTTCAGTCTCTTGTATTGAGCTTCCTGTACAACTTTAAATACATAGCAGCCCTTCATGGCGTAACAGTCATAGCAGACTGAACCAGGCACAGCTTGGAGCTTGGAGCCTGTTTTGCATTCCTTGGCCGGTAGACCTATTGACCAGCCGGGCATTTTAGATGGTTTACTTAGTCCCCCAACCAGGGACCACGCTTCACTTGTTTTCATATATTTCTTTCTAATTTCATTTTACTTTTTAATTATGTCTTTTTTATGGCGCTTGAAGCTTGGCGCTTGCGGCTTGTGGCTTCAATCTCTGTAAATAAATTGTGTCTTGTTGCATTGCTGCTTGAAGCTTGGAACTTGTTTCTTTTTTTACCTAGCTCCCTGAAGAACTTCTCACAGCTGGCAAGATATGACGCCGGCAGCTGTTCGTGCGGCGTCATGAAATAATGTGTTAAGTCGTTGTGTTTAATTCTCTTCATGTTTTTTCCTTTCGTTTAAAGCAGCGTTACACTGGA